TTGAAGTTATTGGTCGTGCTTATATTGACGATAATGGTGATATTACTAAATCAATTCCTGGTGTTGCATAATATTTTTGTTGCTTTTTTAAATAATATTACGTATAATTATATTAGGTTTATATAGTGATATGTTTGTCCATGTCATTTAGAACATACACTAGATATTTTTAATGTACAGAAGAAAGTGAGTTCATACAATATGAATAAAGTAGAATTAGCTGAGGTTTTGGTTAATAAAGGTTTAGTAGATACTAAAAAAGGAGCAGTAGAAGCTGTTGAAGCTTTGTTTACTGCTATTGCTGAAGAAGTAAAGAAAGGTGAAAAAGTATCTATTCATGGTTTTGGTAGTTTTGAGCAAGTAAAGCGTTCTGCTCGTAAAGGTCATAATCCTAAAACTGGTGAAGAGATTACTATTCCAGAAAAGAAAGCACCTAAATTTACTCCATCTAAAGTATTGAAAGAATCTGTTAATCAATAATAAATAGGTGATTTAATGGGTATCTTAAAAACAACTTGTGATTCTATTGCTGAATCTCTTTTGAGAAAACGTAACGAATCAATTAATGAAGACGTTAAAGAGGCAGAGTTAGAGAAACAAGCTAAAGAGGAATTTGAGGAAGATTTAGAAAATCAAGAAGTGATTGAAGATTCTGAAAATTCTGAGGATGAAGAAGAGATTACTGAGGGAGATTCTGATAAAGAAGTTCCTATTAATCTTATTATCAATGCTAACTATCAAAAGTTAGTAGGTAGTAAATACTTCTTTGTACCTGATACTGAAAATGATAACTTTGAAGAATATTCTTTCTTTGTATATGCATTGACTAATGATGGTGTTGGTGATGAATCACAGGGAGTCAGTGATGTAACAAAGGTAGTTAAACGTGTTACTAAAAAATTCTGTGGTGATACATTAAAAGACTATAGTGGTCCTGATGTAAGTAGGATTAAAACTAAAGAATCTGATATTCTTAAATTTAAAGTTACTTATAAAGTATCTAAATAATTAAGTAGATATATTATGCAAAAGAGTGTAGATGTAACAGTCTACACTCTTTTTTTATTTATCACTTGTAATATTTTGTAAAGTTGTATATAATAAGAGTGTAAATTTATAGTCATTTAGTACTTAAAGGAGATTACTATTATGTATACTAAACGTGCTGATTTTAAAGTAAAACAATTTTCAAATGTATTTAATCAATATGTAGTAGGTAAATATTTAGCTTTAATGGAAGAAGAAAGTTATTATGGGGTTATTACTCATAATAGTGATTCACAGGCTGAGTTTGAGGCTGTATATCTAAATGGTGGTAGTGCAGATAAGATTTCTGCACATTATCGTTATTTTAAAGATTTTGCTACATATGTGTATAGTTCTATAGCTGTAGATATTACAGATGATATGAATGTCTTAGATTTGTTATCTTTACTATCACATGGGAATAGAAAATTTAGACTTGATTCTATCATTAATAATATTTTCATTCGTTATTATGCAGTCGATATGATTAATGATTTATACTATTTATGTGATGGTGCAATGTTTAATTATGGTCGTTTTAAAAATCGTCTAGTAGAGATTTATAAAGATATTCATTGTGATGATGATTTTGAAGATAACAAAGATACTATTGTAGTAGATATTCATAAGTATTTTGATATATTAGAAACATTCTCTCAAAGAACGAATGAAGTGTTCAGTGATAAAACTTTTGAAGATGCTTGTACATATGAGAAGAAGATTTATCTAAAGACTAATATACGTGCATTACGTAGTGATAAATATAAGTCTAAGGGGTTAGATTACAAAGCATCAATCACTTTGTATTATGATTTGTTAGAACGTGCTAAAAAGAATGCGTTTACTATGTCTTTTGCTGAAAATAAAAAGGCATTAGTTGATTACATTCGCTCTTATAAGACTAGAGATGGTGTATCTTGTGTATATGTTAATCGTACACTTGATATGTTCTTAAATACTTTGTTAAGTAATATTGGTCTATTGGTTAGTTATGGTAGATTTGTCAATTCTATTGTTGAGGGTGATGATTTTGATACATTAAATAAGGAGTATCGATTATATAATTACAATATTACTAATAGGGATGAATTAATCAATATTATTAATACTAGATTAGTGTGGTTAGCTATCTTATTACCTGAAGATTATGCTACATACATTTGTTTAGCACCATATGGTAGTTTAGATGGTAATGGAACATATACTACTGTAGAAGATTGTAAGGATGATTCTGGGGATACTTTAAATGTGGATACAGTTGAAGATATTGAAGAATTAGAAGATGTTGATGAAGAGTTAGAAGATACTGCAGTTGAAGAAGTTACAGTAGATGTAAAAATGGCGTCAGATGGTACTTTATATGGTAATAAAGTAGTTACTTTAGATGATACAAAGGTTACATATCATAGAGATATGGTTCATTCTGTAGTGTATGCTATTTTGATTGGTGATATCACTTATCATAACTATCAAGATAAATTAATTATTGATGATATGTGGTCTTTCATTCAAGATATTGTAGACGTATGTATGTCTATTAAATATGAAGATGTACGTATTATGTTGAAACAGTTTGTAAATGATATTACTTTTAATGTTCATTAGTCTTATAGATAACATTGTATTCTGAACAGATATAGTGTAGAGGTATAATTTTGTGGACATGTTGGTATTAATAAGTCAGTTCATTGGCTTTATCGTGTTAGGCACATTTTTAATGTATGTAGTCTTTGAGGTAGTGCATGAAGCATATCTTTTTGTGTATGGGTTGATTATTTCTTTTAGAGGGGAAAATAAAGATATTCACTTAGGAGATAGTGCTACTAAAATATTGCTTATTTCGCTTTATAATAAAGGTTATAGGTTTGTACGTCTTTTATATCATGAAGATGGCAGAAATTCCATACAGGTGGCAATTTCTAAAGATTTAGGGTATTGTGATGATGTATATATAGATGATTATATTGCGTTACAGTTGTATGGGGCATGTGTTGCTGATACGATTTCATATTCAATCGAAGATGTTATAAGTCGTTTATAGGAGTGTATGAATGGACATTAAAATGTTAGATACAAAATATGTAGATAGTTCATTGTTAAATGCTTTGTTAGAAAAGCGTATTGATAGTGAATTAGATTTCTTGAGTGTACTAGCTACTATGAAAGAGAAAGCTAGGGTAGAATTTAATAAATCACAAGAAAATAAAGAGAGTGTTAATAGTGAAGAATCTATTATTGCTCATGCTGAATATGAAGTGTTAAATATTGTAGAGACTTTGGCTAAGGAGTATCTACGTAATAATGGGTAAAATATAGACCTAATATTCTATGAGTAGGTTGACATATGTTTGTATATTTATTTAAGAATTGTCGTATTTTCCACAGGGAAATATCTTAAAATTCTGTATATATTTATCAAATGTGTGTATAAACTTATTTTTTATAGTTATTAGGTTTAATGATGGATTTGTGTGTAGGGGATAAGCAGTTACGACTGCTTATCTCTTTATATATGTGAGGTTTTTACTATGTGGAAATATAGAATATATCTTGTATTAGGTCTTATTCTAGATACATTAGGTTTATATTTTGCTTTTACTGTGTTTGAATATTTGAGAGATTGGGGTAAGGTATTCTCTTTAAGTACAGTACTATTAGTAGTTGTTGTTTATATCTTCTTATTTAGTGCTTATCTAGACTTTAATCGCTATATTCAACGTAAGGAAGAGAATGAAAAAGAAAAGATAGGATTTTAATCTATGGTATATTTAATTGGTGATATACACGGTGATATCACTCAGATAATGAAAGAAAATCTACATAATAATGGAATTAATATTTCTAGGAATGATGTTCTTATAGTCTTAGGTGACTTTGGTATTATGTTCAAAGATACAGAGCAACAAAGGTTAGCATTAGATTATATAGGTCAGTTAAATTATTATGTTGCTTTTATAGATGGTAATCATGAGAATTTTGATTACTTAAACTCTTTACCTATTGTTACTAAATGGGTAACAAAACTGTTACAATAGAAGTAAGAATTTATTTGAACAGAATACCCTCTGTATCTCGTAAGTGGTGCAGACTCAACGTTAAATGCTTTTAACTCCTAAAGTTCTACGACCTAAACAGTAACTCGAAAGGGTAAGCTGAGATTGATTAATCTAAGGTGCGAAAGCAGAAAAAATAGTAGAGATGGCATATGATGAAATAAAAGCATATCAGTGTCTGAGTGATAAAATAGTGAACCTCAGAAGACGTATGTTCTAAGTGCTGTAAACAATGGATGTTTAGCAGGGAAAGCCCTAAGTCTTAGTAGTAAGATATGGGAGACCTTCAACGACTATCTCCTTGAGGGAGAGTAAAACTGCAAGCTAATGGCAGAAGAAAAATGTTGCTCCTGTTTTAAGATAGACAGGATGAAGATATAGTCTACGCTGGCATGAAAGTGTCAGAGGTCTGCTGGTGACAGTAAGACTGCGTTAGAGGTTGCGTTCTAGCGTGAATAAGATAAATTTACAAAAATTGACAAATTATATTTTATCCTTTATAGTTATAGTGTGATATAGTGTTAGATTATAATTATAAAGGGGATGAACTTATATTGCTAATTAATAATGCGTTCAATGCTCTAAGTATGGAACAATTAATCTGTGAGGTTAGGTACTATGTATTTAACAAAGAAGATTAGATTGTTACCAACAAAAGAGCAAGAGGTTTTGTTTTGGAAGAGTGTTGGTGTAGCACGATGGTCTTATAACCTTTTCTTAGGTTATAATCAAGAAAAATATAAAGAATGGCTAGAGGGTAACACTAAAGAGAGATTTGTAAGCGAGGGTGAAGTCAGAAAATACATTAACAATGTATTAAAGAAGACAACACATACATGGCTTAAAGAAGTTGGAAGTAATGTTATGAAGCAAGGTGTTAAAGACGCCAACATAGCATTACAGAATTTCTTTAAACATAACAAAGGTTATCCTAAGTTTAAATCAAAGAAAAGGTCTAGACATAGTTTCTATGTTAATTACGAGCATCTAAAAAGGTTACCTAATGGTTTTCAAGGTGAGAGACTTGGGTATGTTAGGACTAGAGAATCATTACCTAAAATTCCAAAAGGTCAAAAATATGTTAATCCTAGAATTACATATGATGGTAAATTTTGGTATTTATCTGTTGGATATAAAGTAGCAATAAAGCAAGTTAAGCTAACAGATGATAAAATAGGTATTGACGTTGGGTTGAAGGACTTAGCTATTGTATCCAACACAGATAATTCTTATACTAAAAAGTATAGAAATATTAACAAAGGGTACAGAATTAAGTTATTAGAAAAACGGTTAAAGCGTTCTCAACGTAAACTTTCAAGAAAAATTTTAGATAACATAATGAGTTATACTAAAAATCGTATTCCAAAATATACAAGACCTCTTAAAGATTGTAAAAACATTCAAAAACAAAAACATATAATTCAAGGTTTATACAGAAATTGTCTAATATTAGGACTAATTATATTCATCAAGTGACAGCTAAGATAGTGAAAAACAAGCCGTCTAGAATTGCACTTGAAGATTTGAATGTTAGTGGTATGTTGAAAAATAAACACCTTTCTAAGTCAATTTCTGATTCAAAGTTATATGAATTTAGGAGACAGATAGAGTATAAATCTGGATTGTATGGGATTGAAGTAGTGATAGCAGGTAGATGGTATCCTAGTTCTAAGACATGTCATAAATGTGGTCATATTAAGAAAGATTTAAAATTATCTGACAGAACATATAGATGTGATGAGTGTGGATTAATGATTGATAGAGATGTCAATGCATCTATTAATTTAGCAAGATATCAAATTTAGAAGAGTTCACTTATAAAGAACTTCTAAATATGTACCCATCGTATTACTGGGGAATTTAAGCCTTTGGAGCGTTATAGAAAACAAGAGTAGTTAGTTAAACGATGAAATTGGACGCAATGAATAAGGAAGATATATTGTGAAGTATATCAAAGTGTAAGTTTATAAAATATAGTTTAAATAGATTTTTGTAAATTTATCGTAGCGGGAAACAAAGTACATAAACTTAATAACCATTGTTTCCATTTATTAAGAGGTAATATCTATAAGATAGAAGGACATAAGTATTTATGTTTTGGTGGTGCTACATCTATTGATAGAGCATATCGCACTTTAGGGGAGAGTTATTGGTTAGAAGAAGAGCCTACAGATGATGATATGGTACGATTATATAAATCACTAAAAGACATAGATACTGTAGATTATGTATTAACACATACTTGTAGTAATAAAACTCTTAATTCCATGCAGAGCATTAAACCTATCTTTGATACTTGTAAGACTAGGGATGTACTAGATACGATTGAATCAAATCTAGAGGAAAAATCAATTATGTGGTTTTATGGTCATTTTCATGTTTATGAAGTAATTAAGAATAGATATGTTTGTTTGACTAATGAGGTAGTTTTTTCTATTAGTAGAGAAGGGACTGTAGATTATTTTAAGCATCCTTTTTCTGCAGATACATATAGGTTCTATGATTATATTTCTTTAATGAAGATTAATCAGATGTTTAGTACAATTAGTCAGGATAATATTAACGAGATACGAAAGATATATAGTGAGGTTGATTAATGATGAAAGATGCTAAGTCTTTTTATGATTTCCTAAGTAGATATGTAGATGATGTAATTTATATGATAGAAGGAAATAAATATGTCTATGGGAGTCATCGAACTATTAAGTATAGTTCAAGTTCTGAGGTAGGATATACACAAGTCTATGACGTTCCTATTGGTCATAGTTCTAGTGTTGAGGTTTCTTTCTATAAACCTAATAAAGAATTATCTATGTACTTTGATAATGGGATAGAGTTAGTTTTTAGAAAGCGAGATAGTGGTGGTCATAATGTATCATTATCTTATGGACTAAATACTGTAGATAATGTATCTAGTTTAAATCAAAGTGATTATGATTTTACATTGGCTATATATCTTTTACAGAAAGCATATAAATCAATTCATGTAGGTTGTGATTTCATTGTTGGTGATTCCTTTACTGATATTGATGGTATTATGGAAACACTAAAGTCTTTTTCTAATGATGCGTTCAGTTTAGAGACGGTTCATTTGTATAATATGATGGCTTTACATAACTTCTTTTTAAAATTTATAAATGATGAAGATATTAATGGTATGGGTAGCGTAGTTGATATGACTACTAATCATCATGTATATCGGTTTAAAGATGCTGAATGTGGTTCTTTTGGTGTAGATTATATACCTTATACTTTGGGTGGTTATAAAAAAGACTTATTTGTTTTTAGATACTTTGAATTTGATAAGATGTATTTCTATTATGATGTACTTAAAAAAGAATATGTATTTGAGAAGAATAATAGACTAATTAAGATTTCAGACTTAGATAAGATTATCAAGGATTTGAAGTTTATTCTAAAAAGGATTGATGAGATTGCAAGTGTTACCTGTGATTATTATGATAATACTTTCTTAGATACTGTAGATGATATGTTTAAGTTAATACGTAGTGTTTTACTATAACATTAATAGTGTATGATGTGATGTCATACACTATTTTTTATTTTTTGAAAAAAAATTCATTTTAGGGGTTTACAAAAAAATATAGACGTGGTAATATTAAATCACAAGGAAGGTTACAAAACTTTACACCACTTGTTAGGGTAGGTGGTGATAATCTTTACACACGCATTCTTGTAGCCTTTCTTGTAACATTGTAGTTTTCAATAAAAAGGAGATTTATTATGAAAAAGAAAACTTTGTTGACCGCTTTGGTTATGGGTTCTATGTTGTATGGTAGTGTAGTTTCTGCCGCCACTATTGTAAGTGCTACTTCTACAGATGTTGTTAATGGTAGTCAATTATATTCCGTTGCTAATGTTCTTGGCAATAAAGTAGCAAAAAATGAAGCTAACATTCGCTTATTGGCTAATGGTTTAGGTGAGTTAGGTGGAATTGTAAATGACCACGATACTCAAATTGAAGCTAATAAAGTAGAAGCTAAAAAACATACTACTTTAAAGGCTGGTTCTAATGTAGATATTACTTCTACATTAAATGAAAATGGTGGTGCAGAATATACTGTTTCTGTAAATCGTTTACATATGGGCGATGTTGCTATTGATGAAAATGGTTTAAATAATGGTGGTAATCGCATCACTAATGTAGCAAGTGGTATACAAGCAAAAGATGCTGTGAATGTATCTCAACTTAATCGTGTAGATGCTAAGGCAGATTTGAATACTGAACATATCAACTTAGTAGAAAATAACGTAAATGCTAATACAGCGAATATTGCTCGTATTGATGATAAAGTAGATGGGTTGCGTACTTCTATGGATACACGCTTTAATAAAGTAGATTCTGATATTGCAAAAGTAGGTGCTAACTCTGCCGCTTTAAGTGCATTGCATCCTCTATCTTTCAATGCTAATGAAAAAGTAGAATATGCTGTAGGTTACGGTAACTATAAGGGTGAAAATGCTGTTGCAGTAGGTGTGTTCGCACATCCTAATGAAAACACATTATTCTCCTTAGGTGCTACATTTGGTGGTGGTAGCAACATGGTAAATGCTGGTGCTACATTCCGATTTGGTCATGTTAATAAACAAGTTACAAATGTAAATACTGCTGTAGCTAAAGATGTTCAAGACTTGACTAAGAAATATGAAGCTTTGGCTAAAAAATATGATAATCTTCTAAAACGTCTAGGTATGGAAGATGAATCTGTAGAAGTAAATACAGCAGAAGTAGAAAAAGCACAACGATTTGTAATTAATCGTGTTGATGGTGAAGATAATGACGCTTATAAAACTGAGCGTGTATCTGTAAATACTCAAAGCGAAGAATTCACATATCGTGATGCTTATGGAACTGAAATGAAATAATATTTCATATAGGGCAAGAGAGCAGATATAGATTATCTGCTCTCTTTTTTGTTTTTAATTACATAACTTTACAATTATAGGTATTTATGGTATATTCTATATAAGACAAATATAGTAATTTTATTGTGAGGTGGTTGCTTTGAGTATATTAAATAATCGTAAAGCTATTGTTTGTGATGTTAAATATGTTAAGGATATTTCTACAAGCATGTGTGAGGTATCTGTTGTTGGGGTAGATAGATTATTCTTAATACCTAAATGGTGGTTACGTGTATCTAATAAGTTAGTAGTATGTTTAAAAGGGTTTAGATTTAAAGATAAGGCTCTAGGGAGTGAATATCTTGCTATACCTTATACTATGTTATCTTATATCACTTCTAGTCGTTATGTAGGTAATACAAATGTAATAAATATATTATCTAAAACGACTACATATGATATCATGAAGATATTAAACATGGATTATGTAGCTAATTGCAATACTATAAAGGAGAATAAATGTTAAGTCAGGAATTAAGACCTAAGACCTTAGATGATATGGCTGGTCAAGAAGAGGCTAAAAAACTATTAAAAGCTATTATAAAGAACCCTGAGAATGCACCTAAGGTATTATTATTTTGTGGTAGTTTTGGTACTGGTAAATGCGTTGTTGGTGATACTAGGGTACATACAAGTGATGGGTATAAAAGAATTGATTCGTTAATAGATGCACCAAAGTATGATGAAGAAGGTTTCATGGATATCTCTTCTAATCATTTAAGAGTTGTTGGTAGCGAAGCGACTCATTATTACTATGGTGGTAAAAAGAAAGTAATAGAGATTAGTTCTGGTCGTTTTAAGATTACTGGTACTTATAATCATAGAGTTCAAGTATATGGTGGTCGTAATGGTTTACAGTGGAAAAAGCTAAGTGAAATTACGACAGATGATTATGTTGCTATTCCATTAAATCACGATATCTTATTTAATAATAAATCTAAGACATATGATTTCATGAAAGATGATATCTCTGAAAGAAATAAGGGTTACTTATTAGGTACTTTCTTTTGTAACTTGTTGGAAAGTGGATATAAAGGAGATGATTCTTTTGATAGTTTCATTTTCGTTCATCATAGTGATGATGGTTTTATGGGTAACTTAAAAGATGAATATTATAATAAAGTGTTAGGTAGCAACGTGGAATTCTCTAAAGGAATAAATAGATACATGAGAGATTATTTTGGTAATTCTTGTGATGTCCCTGAATTTGTATTCTCTTCTAATAGAGATTTTATTTGTGGTTTCTTAACACCTATATGTGAGTTTTATCTTAAAGGGTTTTATCAGTTTGGTAATTTTAGTGAAAAAGTAGCAAGGGATTTACAACAGTTATTTTATTTATTGGGTATTATTACAAATATTAAAGTTACGAATGGAGTGCCTAGTTATTTAGACGTTCAAGATGTTCTTAGTCGTCAGAGATTGGTTGATAATTTACTAAGAGATTCCTTTGGTCTTAAATTTATTTTAGGTAGTTCTGTTAATTATAAGAGTATTAAATTAAAAATACCTAATAATAATTACACAAGAAGTGTTGCTAGGAGAATATATCAATTAATTAAAGAAAATCATAACTTAGATACTATGCTTTTATCTCATTTTATGAATATTAGGTGTAATGATTGTAGGTTTATCACTAATCGTAGAACTAAGTCAATTCTTATAGATTCTTATCATAATATAGTAAGTCTTGCTAATGATGTTGGTGTAGACATTAGTAAAGATGAGATGGTGCAGAAATTTAATTCTTTATTAGATGATTATATGTTTGTACGAGTTTCTTCTAAAAAGGAATTATACAATAAGTATGATGTGTATGATTTAACTGTAGCTGATACTCATGCTTTTACAGCGAATGGGTTAATTAATCACAACACCACTTCATCACGTATTGTTGGTAGGGAATTAAATAATATTAAAGATGAAAACTATGATTTATTGAATTCACCTTTTTATTATGAATTTGATTCTACTATTGTTGGTAATGTGGAAGAGATACGTAAGTTGCGTGATGTATTTACGGTTTCTTATGGTGATTATTGGAGAGTTGTCGTTCTTGACGAAGTCCATACAGTTTCTTCTTCGGCTCAGGCAGCAATGCTTAAAATGTTTGAAGAGACTAAGGGTAGAACTATTTATATTCTAGCGACTACAGACCCTCAAAAGTTGTTACCTACGATTCGTAGTCGAGCATTAGAGATTAATTTCAATGATGTTCCTGTAGAAGCTATAGTAGATAATTTAACTAAGGTATCTGAAGAGAAGAATCTAAATCTTTCAGAAGATATTAAGTTGTTGATAGCAGATAGGTCTGGTGGGCATATGCGTAATGCACATATGTTGCTAGATAAGTATATCCTATTAGGGGAAGAAGATTTCAAGGATAGTATTAAATCTTCTATTACATTATTCTGTGATTACTTAATCGCTACATATAAGAATGATAAGGATACTGTATTGTCTACTATCAATGATTTATTGAGTATTCCTAAAGATAATCTGCAGTCTGATTGGTCTATAGTCATGACTGAAAGTTTAAGGTCATTCTGTGGTTTTGATTGTAGGCATGTTGATATTAAGAGATTAGTAGATACATATGGGGGTGATTTCAATATTATTGCTCAGTGCTATATGTCTACTTGGGTTAAAAATATGTTTATAGATGTACCATATACACAAGCTACATTACTGAATATGTATAAGGTAGTACAAGGTGCTTTAGAGAAGAAACGTACACAGAGTGGTGTTGGTTCTGTTCAATCTGTAGCAAGTAAATATGGTAGACCTGTTAGATAATAAAGTTTAGTAAATTTTTGTAATTAGCACTTGCATATCTTTAATGTATGTGTTAATATATAGTCAAGGGTTAGATATTACATCATAGAACTTAACCTAACAACAGTAATAATTGAGTAAGTCTTTCAAGAATCAAGAACTCCTTATTTCAACTTGTAGTATCTAACCTATCATTTTTAAATTAAATAATCAATAGTATGTAGGCTCAGACAGCAATAATACTTTTAATCTTTCCAGGAAACAAGATACAAAGTGAGTCTAGAAGTACTTGATTATTATTAATATTATATTTTTAAGGCTCATACAGCAATAATAACTTTTTATGCTTTGAGGAATAAAGAATTGAGTCTTGTGAAAAATATAGTGATAATTTTATATAAATAGAGATGTAAATTGTAAGGCTCAAACAGCAATATTTTGATGTTATAATGGCTAATTTTAATAATCAAATGAGTCTTGTTCATAATTTAATCTCCTTTTAAATTAAAGTAGACGCATACAGCTATTAAAAATCTATGGTTAAAGAGAAGAAATAATGTATATGGTATATTCGTATATCATATAAAAGAATTCACCTCTTGTACTCAGTGTGGCTACATCACAATTTTATCACAAGGATTTTAATGACTTGCGTCTAGTATATAAAAGTCATTTTTATTCATTGGATAATCTTAGCATATAATGACATTAGTGGTGTAGTTGAGTACAAGAGGTGTTTTTTGTTATGTCTGAAGTAGATATAGAAGAAGTAGAGTATTCTTTAGATGATTTAATGAAGAATGCTAAAATAGGTTTTGAAGATGCTTTAGATAATATAAGCACATGTATCTTTAAGAAAGATTTTGAAAGTGTATTAAGATTGCCTGAGGGTTTCATTATTGAGGGTTTAACCTATAATGAAATGTATAATAAGTTATTAGGGTATTATTCTTTTCAATTAACTGTCTTAGAAGATGCTTATAATGGTGATAAGGGTTTAAGAAAATTTCTTAAAGAATCACAAAGTCTTTATGAAAAATATTCTAAACTTATTACAGATAGATTATTAGAGGTAGAATTAATTTTACCAAGTTACGTTCATTAATAAAAAGGAGATTTATTATGGATTTCATGACATTACTAGCGAAGAATGAAAAAACAACTACAACTAATGGTGCAATTTCTTATAAGACTTCTGGTAGTGCATTGGTTGATTTAAACAACTCAGTACCTAAGTTGCGTAAAAGTGCTATTAATTATTTATCAACAGGGGATTTACGAGAATTAGATACTATCTATTCTTTGTTTAAAAAATCTGCACATGAAAGTGTTAATTATACTTTGAAATGGTTAATGTATCTACGTGATATTAATCAAGGTATGGGAGAGCGTTCTTCTTATCGTTTAATCTTGTTACAGATTGCTAACAATATCCCTGATTTAATTTTCTCTTTACTTAATACTGGTAAACTTGAGAAATTGGGTAGATTTGATGACCTTATCTTTGTATGGGATAAAACAACAAACGATGATTCTAAGAAGTTTATTCTTGCTTATTTAAAAACACAATTAGGTCAAGACGTAGTGTATCATAGAAATGGTGAGAGTGTATCTCTTTTGGCTAAGTGGATGCCATCTGAAAACACTTCTTCTAGAAAGACTCGTAAACTTGCGACTCGTTTGAGAAAAGCATTAAAGATTTCTACTAAAGATTATCGTAAAATTCTAACTGCTTTACGTAAAAACATTGATGTTGTTGAATGCAAAATGTCTAATAATGCATGGAGTGAGATTGATTATCCTCATGTAACTTCTAAGGCTAACTTAATTTATCGTAATGCATTCTTAAAGCATGATGGTGAAAGACGTACAGAATATTTAGAATCATTGTCTAAAGGTGAGACTAAGATTAATGCTAATAAAATGTTCTTGTATGATATCGTGAATAAATATGAAGCACATCGTTATGGGTATAAAGAAGGGGTAGATGCTACTCTAGAGGCATTGTGGGATGCACAAGATGTTCCTAAGTCTTATAATGATATATTAGTTGTACGTGATGGCAGTGGTTCTATGATGTGTAGTGCGTTTGGTACTAATGTGACTGTGTTGGATATTGCTGATTCTTTAACTGTATACACAGCACAACATAATAAATCAGAAGCTTTCAAGAATAAGTTTATTACATTTAGCAGTCGCCCTGAAATTGTTGACTTGAGTGATTGTGATACATTATTTTCTAAGTTAGAAAAATTAGGTGAGTACAATGATTACACTACAACAAATGTTGAGAGTGTATTCAATTTAATCTTAGATACAGCTGTTAAGAATAATCTTAAACAAGAAGAGTTGCCTAGCACAGTTCTTGTTGTATCTGATATGCAATTCAATGGTGCTATGAGGGCAGACTCAGAAGATATTACATTGTTTGAAGGTATTGCTAATAAATTTAAGGCTAATGGGTATTCATTACCTAAGATGGTCTTTTGGAATGTGAGTGAATATAATAATACTATTCCTTTACAAAAGAATGCTAATGGGTTAGTACTTATGAGTGGTTTCTCTAAGAATAACATCGATATGATTTTACAAGATAATCTTGACCCATTGGAAGTCTTAAAGGCTGAGTTAGATGCTAAGTATGGTTTCATTGATTCTATTATTAGCAAGTAGTAATAATTACATATAAATAATATTGAAAAGTGTAGGTATTTAATTTTAATATCTGCACTTTTGTGCTATAATATGGTAGAGTAGTGACATTTTCTGTTTAACAATCTAGATTTAAAATTATGGGGTATTAATTAAATGGCTTTACAACTTTATGAAGATGATTTGTTAAATGAAGAGGTGCTTTCTACTAAACTAATAACTTTAGCAGAGATTATTGTTAGAAAGCATTTCTATGCCAGTAGAGAAGATAAAGAAGATTTAGTTTCTATTGGTGTACTAAAAGCTGTGAGAATGATTCATAGTGACAATTTTAGAAGAGATAAAGGGAATTTATGTACATTCTTGTATACTGGTATGCGGAATGACATGCACAACTTCTTGTATCATAAGAATAAGTTTGATACTGTTGATTTTGACACAACTTTCGATGATGGTGGCAGTTTAGATTACTATTTTGAAGATGAAGTAGCAACTGTAGATTATAGCTTAGTGCATTTAATTTGTATGAAGTTTAAATGTTTTGGGGATGGCTTAGAAGATAAAGTTATTTCAAAATTAAAATCATATGGGTTTACTTTTGATGGGTATATTACTCATAAGAAAGACGGTACTTTGAAATGCAATGAAGATATGGTAAATCGTGTAGTAGGTTTACTATTTTGGGAGATGCGACAACGAGAGTTGAGTTCATTATTTAAGGATGGTGTGATATGAGTTCTTATGGTTCTATTTCTACAATTACTATGAGCGATGAAGAGAAAGATTTGTATGCTGAATACTTGAGTGTTTCTATTGGTAATCCTGTATTAGAGTTTGTTAAATATATGTTGGGTGATGACTATTTAAAGTTTATTGATATTTGTAGTGGTACAAATTTTAATATTCCTAGCAATAAGGCTTTAGAGCGTGGCATTATTAATGTAAAGATTTATTCTTATGTTAAGAGATGGAATTTTTCTAATGCATCTATTGTGAATGCTGGGAATATTTATAAGAAAACGGAGTTAGCGACCAAACGTATTGTATTGTCAGTTGCTAATGCCCTAGGCACAAAAGATACTTTAGATGGTGATGCACTTGTAAATTTTGTAAATAACATTGAACCTTTTGCTTTGAAGAAGAGTACTAATAATACTGATTCAGAAGATACAGAAGGTGTTAATGATATTGATATAGTAAATGATAGTTCTGAGGATATTACAGAAGAAGTTTCAGAAGATAAAGAGTAGGTAAGTTTGTTAAAATATGGAATCTCCTATTGATAATAATGATTTAATCTCTATTTTATCACAATGTGATAAAGATGAAGAGGTTACAGATACTAAAGATAGTCAACAAGAGAGTACAGATATTGATAGTAGTGGAGAAGATAGTTCTGATAAAGGGACTGTTTTAAATTCAATGACTTCAGCAATGGACGTATTAGATGCTGAGGAAAAGAGTCATACTACAATTACTGGTAGTGGTGATGTAAATCAAGATTTAGAGAATTGGATTGATGGTAAGGATTTAGCGCCATCAGATGACTTAAATCGCTATGTAAGTGCAACAGATGTAAAGTTTAAATATGGGTTAACTCATAATACACTAACTAATTTTACATTGATGTCACAATTACAAAAGTTTTTAGATGTTTCTAATGAAATTTTATTTAGTGAGTCGGCAGCGATGAATCTTCCTCCTGATGAGTTAGAGAGTCGTGTACGTATGGCTTTTACAATGTATGCTGAATTATCAAGGATTAATCAACGTACTGCAATAGCATTAGAAGAGCAACGTAGGAAATATAATGATGGTTCTACAGATATTGATAAGTTAGCATTGTTATTGGCATCTGTTCCTAGTGATAAACTAAAAGAAATTTTATATGCGATTACAAAGTCAAAGGGTTAATATATGGGTAGTGCTAGATTAGAAGATTTATTAGGCGATTCTAGTTCTTATACTGCCATGACTGATAGGGAAAAAGACTACTTTGTAAAACTTCTACAAGAAGAGATGCATCGTAGGGAAGATAGTGGTAGAGTTGAGCAGATTAGGGATATAGTTAGGATTGAAGATTGGATTAATTCTGATTACTATGTAGGTTCTGACCAAAAGAGCATATATCCTTATTGGAAAGACTTTATTGTAGATATCTTCAGAGATACTAGAAAAGATGATGAAAAGATTAATTCCGTCATATTAAGTGGCTCAATAGGTATAGGTAAATCAACCGTTGCAGAACTAATCATGATGCGTAAGATGTATGAGTTGTCTTGTTTTAGAAATATTAATGCTATGTTTAATTTAATGTCAAAAACAAATATTATGTTTTTGTATTTCTCTGTTAATCAGAAACAGGCAGAACGTACTGGCTTTGGTGAGTATAGGGCATTAATAGATAATTCCCCTTATTTCAATGAAAACTTTCAGAGGAATCCTAGGCTTAATTCTTTATTAGTATTCCCTGAGGGTATTTCTTATGCATATGGTTCAAGTGCTAATGATAGTATTGGTATGAGTGTTATATGTTCTATGCTCGATGAAGCTAACTTTTTAGGTGGTGGTGGTCCGTCTAAGGATAGTGAAAAGGCTACTGATTTATATGCTAATATTGTGAATAGGTCAAATTCACGTTTTATCATAGATGGTGGTGTCAATCATTCATTAAATATTTTGGTATCATCTGCTACATATGAAAACTCAGCTACTGAACGTCAGATTAGGTTATCTAGGAATGACCCACATACTATAGTTGCCGCTCCTGCTCAATGGGATGTTAAGCCTAAAAACTTTAGTAAGAAGTTCTTCTATGTGTTTAAGGGTTCTAATTACTTAGAGGCTAATATAGTTAATTCTACAGATGATGTAAATAACTATAGAGTTTCTGAAGGTATGTCTAAACATAAATATATTGATGGGTTAGAGGATTATGATTCTATTAATAAAGTAATAGAAGAGTTACCACCTCATATGCAGTCTAAGTTCTTAAAAGTTCCTGTGGATTTGAGGGCTGGTTTTGAGGCTAATTTGTTAAGGTCTTTACAAGATATTGGTGGTGTTTCTACTGGTTCACAGGGTAAACTGTTTAGTTCACCTATGGTGTTACAAGATTGTATAGATGAGAATCGTCATCATCCGTTTGTTTCTAAAGAAATAGTTATTTCTACAGGCGATGACATTAATGTTAAAGATTATCTAAGGGATGATTTTAGGTTAAAGTATCCTGAAAGACCTAGGTATCTTCATATTGACCAATCATTTAGGACAGATAGTACTGGTATATCTTGTGTGTATGTAGATAGTATTGTAGAAGAGGATGGAGTTAAAAAGCCAGTATTTGGTGTTGACTTTATGTTACGTATTAACCCACCTAAACCACCTAAGAAGATAGCTATATATAAGATACGTAATTTCGTTATTTATCTTGTAAATGTTGTAGGTATGAAGATAGGTAAGTTAACATACGATATTTTCAACTCTGAGGAATCAAGACAGATTCTTGAGGAGATGGGATTTAATGTAGGTTATTTGTCTGTTGATAGAACTGATAAACCATATCTTGACTTAGTAGAGATAATGTATGAAAAGCGTATAAAACTATATGATTATCCTATTCTTCGATATGAATTATTAAACCTATTACATGATAGGATTCGACGTAAAGTAGACCATCCTAAGGTTGTTACAGATGATGGCTTTGTAGAGTATGAAGGTAAGGGTAATGATGGTGTTACAGGAACTAGGGTAGGTTCTAAGGACGTAGCAGATAGTTTGTGTGGTGCTATTCAGAATGCGTTACAAAGTTCTGTATCAGATGCAGAGGGTAATAAAGGGACATTTAATGACTTCTTGATGGCTAATAATATAGGTTCATATGTTGGTATAGATGCACCTAATAAACTTTCTGTAGAAGAGATGATTGACAAACAAATAGATGATATGATTGACGAAATAGAGATTAATGGTGGTTTCTATAGATAAGGAGTATGTATGGCATGGTATGACTTATTTGTAAATAGAAGGGGAAATAAGGATACTAATACTTCTAGTGATATTATAGATGGTGTAAATACTGTTAAAGAGGGTATTGATACTGATATCATTAGGGAAGTTAAGATTGTTGAAGATAATAGGGGCAATACTTTTTTTGACGGTAATATTGAAAGTATTCATTCAAAGAGTATTAATGAGGGTGTTAGTTTATCCCCTAGTAATTTACAACAATTATTAGGCACAGATGACAATAATACATTAGGTCAGATTATTGATGGAATTCGTGGTGACTATTCATTAAACGAGATTTTCTTAGAAAATGAAGAAATGTCAAGGGATTCTGTTATAGGTTCTGCTATGGAAATTATTGCAGATGACTCTTGTACTCCTGATGAGACGACAAATAGGGTAGTTATGGTTGAATCTACCGACGAAGGTTTAAAGAAGTTCATTGAAGATTTCTTATTTAATAACGTAAAGGTAGAAGATAGGATTTGGTCTTGGGCATACGAAATTGTTAAGCATGGTGACTTTAAACTTAGACGTAGGGAATATTATGCTGGTTCTGTAAATAGTGGAATAAAGTCAGTATATTATGAAGACGTTATTAACCCTTATTTAGTTTCTCGTATTGAATATATGGGCAACATTCTAGGGTATGAAGATGAAGATTACCTTTTTGATAGTGGTAGCTATCGTGACGCTGGTCAGTTCTCTGGTGGTGTAGGTGGTTCTACTTCAGTAAGTGGTAGTGCTAAGTTTGAGAAGAGTGATGAGTTTGTACATTTCATTTCTTCTAAATTGTCTAAGCGTGAAAAGATTAAGTTAAATGTTAGGAAGTCAGATAATACACAAGAAGAAGTTACTTGTTATAGGGTAGTAGGTACTTCTATTGTTGATAGTGCAAGAACTATGTTTAGGATTAACGCTTTAATTGATAACATTCTTGTATTATCACGTATTGCTCGTTCAACACAGTTTAATCTTGTTAAAGTAGAGGTAGGTAATGCTAACCCTGGTCAGACTCAACAAATGTTGTCAGATGTTAGACGTAGATTTCAAGCTAACTCTAAATTGTCTAAGGGGGTAGGATTTAGGTCTGACCCATCTCCTGTACCTATTAACAGTAATATCTATTTACCTACTAGAGATGGTAAGGGCGATGTAACTGTTGATAGTGTTGGTGATAGCATTGACGTTCAGTCTATTGTTGACGTAGATTATTTTACGGATAAACTTTTTGCTAGTTTGAAAGTTCCTAAACAGTATTTAGGTTTTGCTGAGTCTTTAGGTTCTATGGGGAATAACTCTCTTGTTAAGCAAGACTTGAGGTATGCTCGTTCTGTTATTAGGGTACAACAAATCTTAATTAATGGTATTATGGACTTATGTGAAAACTACTTGAGGTATCGTGGACGTGGTGCTGATATTGGTGCATTTAGGATTTATATGCGACCATTACCTACTAGCGAAACAGCTACTAAAGTTGAAGAGTATGTATCAAACCTACAAATGATTGATTCAAGTAGTGCATTCCTAGAATCTTATGCTGATTATATTGATAAGGCTAAATGGCTTAAAGCAATGTTAAATTTAGCTAATATTGATGTAAATGAAGTAGCTACTGATAAGTTCAAAGAGATATTAAAAGCTATTGATGATGGTGAATATGTTCAGAGCGACTTTGAAGAAGGCACTAGTGAAGAAGATAGTCAAGACAGTCCGTGGTAATTAAATAGTCTTGTAATTAGTAGATACATCGTATATAATAGTAATAGTTATATACGATGTATCTATTTTTATTTGGGGTTATCTATGGGTGATTTTAAGGTAAAAAATGCTCCTTGCTTTCAGTGTAAGGATAGACATATAGGATGTCATGGGACTTGCTCTAGCTATATAGAGTTCTCTAAGAGTAGGGATGTGGTTAGAAATGCACGTTTACATGAGATTGATGTAGAATCTTACTATGGAAGAAAGCATTTAAAGATGAAGAGGGACTATCTATGAGTTTATTTGATGAGTTACAACAAGCCATATTAGATGGCGATATGGATTTAGTTGCAGATTTACGAAGACGTATCATGCAAGGTGAAAGAGATGAAAGTCTAGATAAAAACATGATACAAGCTATCATTAAAAAGGAGCCTGGTAGGGTTATAAAAGAAATTATTAATTCTGATAATCTAGATGCTATCTCTTGTTTCAAGGCTTGCAGTTCATTATTAACACATAATATTATAGAGGCACAGATTAATAATCGTGATATTGATGAATATCCTGTTAAAGAGTTATACATTATTTTAGGTACGTTCATTAATGATAGTTTAGAGAGAGGTAAGGATGACTTCAAAGAATTTGTTACGAAGAGGTACAAACGATTCATTTAGCCTTGATTTGGAAGATGTTCTGAATGAGGAGCATCTTCCTTTTTCTTTTTTAATAGATAAAAATCGTGATGCTAGGTATTATGAAGACTTTTTAACTAAGTATCAGGCAATAGCATTTGATAATAAGTATAATCGTCTTATAAAAGAAGGTCATGATATACAGACTATTAATGAGGCTACAAAGAAAGAGTTATTAAGTGGTGCTGAGTTTAAAAGAAAACAAAGAGCAAAAAAATTAACTACTACATATAAGGGTGTTAATAATGATGGTTGTCTAGAATTCATTACAAATAGTCAATATACACCTAACAGGAAGTATCAACAAAAGATTAAGTTAAATGATATAAAAGACATTAATGCTTTGAAAGATTTTAAAAAATCTGAGATAACAAGGCTTTTACTTAATGGTGATTTATCTGTTTACTGCAGTTGTGAGGACTTCTTATATAAAGGCTATAAGTATATGGCTTGGAATATGGGTTATGGTTTAGATAAAGAGAATCGTTTTCCTAAAATCAAAAATCCTAATTTAGAGGGGACTATCTGTAAGCATTTAATAGCTGTTTTATCTGTAATGACTTTCAATAACAATCGTATCACTACGGACTTATTTAAGTCTAAGGCTGTAGGTTCTATGCGTGATAAAGGCTCATCTAATCTAAGTACATTAAAGAGAGAAGAAGCTTTTGTTAAGCATAAGGAAAGATGGCATGGATTAGGTAAGGGAATAGCTAAGTCTAGAAATAGTCGTAGTAGAAATAGAAGAAAGGCATTACAAATGTCTAAGGGTAAGTAATTTAGGTACTATATATAAGAATAGTATTAAATTTATATGGATTTTATTCGTATAATACATTTTATTTAAGTAAAGGGGTATATTCTAGTGTCTACATATTTAGTTAGATATAGATTGAATTCGCAGGTATTCAAGGATGTATTTGGTGATGACTTGACATCTGTTTTTGATTTGCCTGATTTAAAGCAGACAAACATTAAAGATAAAAAAGCTAAAGATATCTATAGTACATTGTTAACTCAGTCTAAATTATACAATGTAAATGCTACACCTATTAGTGATGTGTTTGGTAAACTAGAAGACCAATATGGTTTAGCTGAGGGTTCTGAGGCTTGTTGTGTGTATATGGATAGACAAGTAGACACATATAAGTTCTTGGGAATGGACATTGCAGATGATTTCTGTGCATACATTAAGACTTATAGTGGTAGTATTCGTGTTGAGAGTTTGTATAATAGGGATTTAATTTTAAAATCTAGTTGTGATTTCAATAAAGGTACAAGTAAGATTTCACGAAATAAGGCGATGGAAATTGCTGAGGATGTATTTAGTGAAAATGGTGTAGGATATGATATTGCTCGTGCTGTAGTGACTGCATTAAAATGTGGTGGTGCTTATTCTATTGCTAGTGGTATTAAGAAGTTAAATATCGACTCTACAGAAGATGCTGTATCTTTTTTATCTAAGAGCGTTTTAGGTGATATTGTTAGGAATTATACAGGCGATGTTAGTAGTCAGCCTGCTGATAGTGTATTTGATAGTATTGTTTATAACATTGTAAAAGATAAAGTGGATGTTCAAACAATGGCATCTGGTGATGAGTCTGTTGATGATGTTGTGTTTGTTGCTTTGAAGTATCTATTCTATTATTGGGGTACTGTTGTTGGTTTATACTCTCGTGTTAAAGTTGTGTTAGGTTCTTTAGATACATTAACATATATTGCACGATTACAATTAGGTGATACTGAGTTTTTTGCTAGGTATAAAACAATCTATGAATTTAGGGGTATGGATGAAAGTGAAGAGTTTGATATTGCTCCTGAGTTACCAGAACAGCCAGCTGTTGGGTTCTCTTTAAGTGGTATTGTTAAAACTCATGCTTACTCAGATTATTTAGCAACTAAATCTGCTAGTGATATCATGTTAAATATGGATAACATTGATTATTTATCTGAATTCACCGATATTTTAGTTTCTAATGTTGATGATTATGACCAAAATTCTTTAGGTGATAATACTGTATTATCGGATGAAGAATTGCAAGCGTTGTCTAATATTGATGCTTTACGATATATGACAAGTGATGATTCTTCTTTGAATCCTAGTGCTTATGATTTATCTGATAAGGACGAGAGGGATTTATATTTTGATAGTGTTGTTAGGACTTATGATAAGAAGTTTAAGGCTTATAAACCTACAAAAGATACACCTATTGTGGATTCATTGTTAGATACTGTTGAAAAAGGTACTATCAATTCATTGAACTTAATTGCTAGGGACGCAGAAGACGATGGTGTTACTGATATTATCTCTTTGACAGGAACTGAATTACAAATTGATGCTGATAAGAAAATGTTGAGAAGGATTCTAATGTTAGTACACAAATTAAGTACTAAACTATTGAAGAAGTTCTTATAATATGGTAAAAGATATAGTTACAAAGGATAATACAACATATATTTCTACTGTTTGGTTAACTATAATGCATCCTCATTCAAAGGTGGACAGGTTTTTTATAAAATCAACTCAGTACGCTAAAAAGAAGGAGATATCTAAATATAAAGACTTAGATACAGAAAATAAGTATTTAAAAATAGTTGTTAAAGACGATAAGGCTGAGTTTGTTAATATATTAGGTTTGTCAGTTAATGTATTAAATGGTGATATTGCTTTAGGGTTAAATGTTAAAAGCGATTATATTGTTATTGGTAATATAAAGAATATGATACAATCTGCTTTTAGTGTAAAGGAGTTGTCTGAATACTTTGATATCAACTATTTTTTGAGTCTTGTTAAAGTAGATTTATCTAATACTGTTGATAATATTTTTAATATTGTTAGGGATATGTATTTGAATACTTTACAAGAGACTGATTCTAAATCTATTGTATATCGAATAGTTAGAGAAAAGTCTTTGTTAACAAGTACTGATACTTTTGTTATGGGTGTTTACAATAAGTTATCAGAAGGGTGTAACCCTGTTATATCTTTTATGGACTTATGTGTTTCTCTTTCTTGTAAGTTACAGGCTCAAGCAACTTTTTTCTATGGCTCTTTTATTGAGAATACGTCTTATGATGATATATTTGATACATACACTTATCTTTTTGATGGTGGTTATGTTGATATATCAACTCTCTTAAAGACATCAAAGAATAATGTTGATTTATTAACTTTGTACTATATATCTATTGGAATTCCTATGATATATTTATCTTCCTTGTTGTCTTATGGTTTCCTAATACGACAGAGAAAGATTGAGTATTCTTCTAAACCGAGTATACATAAAGAAGTAGAGTATAAAAGGTTTTTATCAAACATATCAAATTCTTTGCAGTCAAATAATTATGTTAAAGATAATACAAGGTCTATTATTTACAATGTAATTGATATATTCATATGTAAAGGTAAATTTAATTTATTGTCATATGCTGTAGAGAATGATAATATGTCTATGGTTTCATACCTTTTAGGTTTATTGAATTTAAAAGATGTTTTAGATGATAGTAACATTACTGTAGAGTGGTTTTCTGCTGTTGTATTAGAATATATTAGGGATATATATCCGTTAATATATAATGGTTCTTTATACAAGAAGAATATGTTGTATGAGCAAAGAAATTTTATTAGGGTTTCTTTGTCTAAAATATATCATGTTGGTAAATTGGTGGATGATATTTCAGTTCCGCTATTAAGTTTATTTAAGAAGGTGTAGTGAGGTTTTAGATGAGAGGTTATCTCTTTTATAAGGACAAAACACTTATCGAGTTACGAAAGTTTTTAACTGTAGGGGACACTATTTTTGGTAAATTTAGACCTCAGGCAGTAGCTTTCATAAAATATGCTAAAAGTGATTTAGAGTCTGAATTAGATATTATGGCTCAAAATGGCAATTTTACACTAGATAGCATTAATTTAGAGAATGTGTTTCCTACTAAATATAAGTGGTTTGTTAGAGATGTAAAGTTAAAGGCTTTACGTAAATATCTACATGAAGTAGAAGGTCGCATTGGTGAATTTCAAGGTGGCAAGGAAGATAATCTTAGACTTCTTGTAGGAATTCATTTTCTAAGGTTTGTACTATTAACTAAAATTGTTACGTTATATATTTCTACTTATAGTGAGATGAAAAGGGTTGGATTGGATGCTGATAAATTAACTCTTAATGATTTAGGGTTAGGTCAGTCTATTTTAAAATATATTAACTCTTTTGAGGAATTTGATACAAAAACGATTGATGATTGGTTAGCTTTAAGTGTTGATAGTTCTACTATGAAGTACTATTTTTCTACTATGAAAAGAATCATGACAATCTTAGATTTTAGATAATAGGGGATATAAATGTATAGTATTAGTAATTATTTTCCGTTTTTAGATAAAGCGGATTTTATTAAGAATGTACGTGAGACTCATTCGATTGATGAGTTCTTAGGGTATGAATCTTTGATTACAGATTTTGATAGTCAGACATCTGATTCATCAAATAGGGTTTTCAAGGCTTATCGAATCATGCCTAGCAATACATTATTTTTAATGGAATTACCTAGTACTGTTTTACGGATTTTTAGTGGTGACTTTGGTGGTAATATCATTGTTGATATTATGGAATTTGATTATCAAGGTGTAGCTAATATTGTTGAGACAGATTTAGTTAATGACGTTAACAAAGCGATTTTTGCATGTAATGGTGCTTATTTAGTTGAAGATATCGTAACTGATACTTTTATCAATGCGTGTTCTAATGGTTTTGATGTTCCTAGGGATATTTCTGTTGATTATAAAGTTCTAGAAGAATCTGATAAGCAGAATAAAGATTCATTATCGTCATGGCTATTTATGAATGATAATATTGATGAATCATATATTATGGAGTCAGCTTTGGATACTCTTCAAATGTTGAAAGATAGACGTAAAAATGGCAAGTCTAATGATGCAGAAGAAGTAAAGGGTAAGGATGCTGTTTATACATGGCTAGATGCTTATTTCTCATTGCCTGAGGGTGAGGAGATGAAAAGTGGAGGTCGTGAGGTAGTTCCTTTACTTATCGGTCCTACTGCTGTTTTTAAATCTGCTACTGTAAAAGAGTTATGTAAAAAATATAACTATAGGATGGTTGACTTTAGGGTTGCTTTTACTTCTAGGTTGGATTATAGTGGTTTATTCCAAATTGGTGAGGTAGAAGGTAAAAAATATAGCTATGCTTGTCCTATGGAAGAGATTGTAGTGTGTTCAGATGGTTTCCGTGAATTCTGTAAACAATCATATCAAAAGTTAGAAGATATTTTACAAAAAGGTTATACAGAAGAAGAGATTGCATCAGATGGTAACACAGTAGATACTGAGAAGAAGTATTTAACAGATGAGCAAAAAGATAAAATTGTAGAATTACAATTACAGTATAAGAACTATATGCGTACACCAGTACTATTTTTTGATGAGACCACGAGATGCAGAGATAAGGGAGTTAATGGAATTCTGGTACAATTACTTAATCAGAAAAAGTTAAATGATATGACTTTAAATGGTTGTAAATTTGTAGCCGCTACTAACTTAGATATTCAAAAGGGGTTAGAACGTGAAGAATATCGTATGGAATTAGATATGCTATATGATGTTAATACTGACCTAGACGTAGCTTATTCCAATAGGTTTATTCCTTTGAAAGTATATCCTAATGATGTAATGGATAGATGGTTTGAGTGGGCGAGTGGTACTACTGATAAAAAAGGTTTCAAGGGTGTTTCTAATATTCACCCTGTAGTATTAGAGTTCTTAAATAATAATCGTGATATGGTGTATAATGATAAACCTACGTTAGACGCTATTGCTGAGGGTTTATCTGATAATGAGCAACGTACACAAGTATTTCCTAACTATCGTACTTGGGATATGTTGTCTGATTATTTATATTCTGTAGATAAAACTGCAGAAGCTGAAAATGACGGTAAAGAAGATAGTGGGGAGGAAAAACTTTACAAACGTAAAATCTTAGAAGGCTATGTTTCTAAGTGGTGTTGTGAAAAATTCATTCCTTTTTTAGAGTCTAAGGGATATAGTGACTATGATGAAGCTAGAGAACCTATTAAAGATGATGTAGGTGATTTCTTATCTACAGCTTTAGAGACAGGCTCTCCTGCTATGCTAATTGGTCCCAGCTCGATTGGTAAGAGCAGTCGTGTAAAACAGTACATGAAAAAAGCTAAGATTAAAACAGGTTTAGAGCCTGTATTAATTAATGTTAACTTAGCTAGTAAAGATGCTGTTGACCTTATGGGTATGCCTGTTAAGCAATCATTAACAGAATATGTTGGTGGTGGTATTCTTAAAGGTAGTGGTTTAGATGATGTATCTAAGGCACTTCAAGACGTAGTTGCTAATGTTTCTGCAGATATTAAGTATGGTATGACAGATATCTTGACGTTAAGAGCCCCTGATAAAACAATTAAAGATAGATTTGTGACTGCTCTTAAAGAGGGTAGGGAAGTTATTCTATTTTTTGATGAAGTTAATAGGGTAAGTTCTAATACTGTTACTTCAGCAGTATTTGAGGTTATATCTGATTATCGTTTTGCTGGTGTAGACTTCTCTAATTACAAGGATAAGGTAAAAGTAGTAGCCGCTTGTAATATGGCATGGGAAGGTATGGATGATGAAGCTGGTGGATATGGTGATACTGGTACATTAGACCCTGCTTTCGCCGCTAGGTTCTCTATTTATTGGAAGAAAAACTATGATGAAAATGACGTAGCATCATGGATTGAATTCATGGAATCTCAAAAAGAAGAAGGTTTAATTGATGGTACATTAATTGAGTTCTTCAAAGGGTTAGAACCTGAGAAAGCGTTGAAGATTATGGCAAGCGTTGAAAAACGTACCTTAGAAGATGCACAGCCATCAACTCGTAATATGTTACAGCTTTCTAAAGATATTAAATCAATGCGTGGTAGACGACAAGAAAATGGTACTTTTAAAGCTAAGGCATTTAATGGTAAAATCTTATTTACAGATGATGTAGCTATGATGTTTGAAGATTTAGTACTAGAACGTCAATCTGATTCTCTTGAAAGTCATGCTCAAAAGACTGTAAAATTCCTAGATTCATTATTATATGGTAGTGAAAGTTGGGAGTCTTTACTAATTGGTGATTCAGTTAAGATTGGTGATACTTCTATTTCTGCTAGTGATATCATAGATAGTTTAGTTCAATGTAGGGATGATTTAAAACAATTTACTCTTAAACCTATGAGTAGTGATGATAGGGTTGATTGTTCAGATACTATTGATTTAGTGGAAGATTTGGCTGGGTTTGTACGTCAATTAGATATCAATACTGGTAATAAACGTGAGGATATGTTTAAAATGTATTTAGGTGAAAGTATCTTAGGAGAATTTACTAAGTATTTCAATAATACATTTGGTACAAATCTTGATGAAGATATCTCTATTGAGCAATTAAGCGATAAAACTCTTATCATTCCATTTATGAAGATTGTACAACGTAACTTCTCTAAATATAGTGGTAACACAGAAGGTATGGTACGTTATTGTTTAGACTTGTGTAAAGAATTCATGGAAGTTCATGGAACATCTTTACCAAATGAAAACTATGCAATGTTCTTAACAGGCATTAAGGATATTTTACCTAATGCTGATAACATGGTTTTATTCTTGCGTAGGTCAGATGAAGGTTTAGAAGAGATGTATAAATTGGCTGAGGGTGTTGGTGATGATTGGATTATTGACATCACTAGTGATTTTGGCAACAAATCAACTAAGGCTGATATTGAAGCTATTAGACAATTAATCAAAGATAGCAAGAAGACTAAAAAAGATAAGAATGTTAAATATAATGTATTGTAGTTAGTAATTAGTAGGGGTGATATCATGTTATGTAAAAAGCATACAAATATTACCTCTATTATTTTATAAAGAAAGAGATTAGATATGTTAGACGTAAAATATATTAATGATTTTATTGCAAGGTTGTCATTAGATGAAAATCCTGACTTTGGTGATAATATTGTACTAAGTGGTGATTTGGTAGAGTGTTATGCTCCTGATTATGATTTCAATAATTTGAATAAAGCAATTAGAGAATATAACCCTTATCGTGCAAGGATTATTGATAATGGTGTAGATTTCTTAGAGTTGAATGATACTATTTATGTTGATGGTTTGAAAGTTGATGTAAGGTATTATTTTGCACAGGGTGCATATGGTAGTGGTACTGTAGTTAAGTTAGTTACAGATGCTGTATATGCTTTTGTTAAGGGTGAATATCGTACTTTTAGTGGTTTCAATACTTATAATGCTTTTGTAGATAAGTTCATTGCGTAGGTGATTGGTCGTGGGTTTATCCGTAAATGAAAGAAATAGAAGGAAGCATGTATTAGACTTTATTAATAAGATATCTCCTAATGAGGTAGAATCATTACATAGTTATAATACACCCGTTTCTGAGTCTGTTGGAGATAAGAAATATATTAATATGTCAACGATTCAGAGCGTACTAGATAATAATACATTTGAGAAGATTACCTTTGGAAAGGGTTTATCTTTCTCTGATAGTATGGCTGTTATAAGTTTGTTTTTCATGTCTAATAAGAATGTAACATTAGTTGAAGGCTCACAAAATGTATTTAACATTTATATTGAGAGGTCTTTCAATAGGGATGAAGAAGTTACTTTTTCAGTAAGTTATGGGTTTGAAAAGAACGTATTTAGTGCAACTGATTTCAATGAATCACCTTTAAAAATTAATACAAAAGATGCTACTATGACATTTGACTTATTAGTAGATAAATGTGATTATAATGTTATCTATGATTCAATGTTGCCTTTGGTTAAGAAGAATTTAAAGAAGTTTGACTTAATGGCATATTCTTTGTTTAAATCTGATTCATTAAAGCATTTAAGGAATTTCAATATTTCTACATTAGCTGTAGGGTTACACAAAAAGACAGGCAGATATATCTATCACTATAACCCTAGATTTATTCTTAGGGAAGCTTTAGAAGAGTATGTTAATAATGGTCATTTGTATAACTCATTACAAGATTGTTATGTATACCTATTAACTTTCTTTATTGCACATGAAATGGCACATCTTATTACTAACAATCAAGTTCATTTTAGTGGTGGTAATAGTGATGTTGATTTAGATGGTACATATGCTAGTGGTGGTATGGATAACGTGGTAATGGATGGGTTTATCAATGCTAAGTTAAAAGTATCATTATCTCAAACACCAAATTTAACATATTCTGCATCTAGAGATGGTGGTGTATTCCCTAGTAATTGTATTAAAGACACAATTCATATGAGGATACAGCATAATGTAGGGATTAAGAAGTTTAAAAATACTTATGATATGGTATCTACAGTTGTTGATACATTAAATAAAGTAGCGGGTTTAGATAGAGTTGGTACTATCAATATACGTAAGAGTAATGATAAGTTGGATTCATATTGGGGAGCAGATGCTTTCTGTAACTTTTTTGTAGGTTCTGCTTTTAAAGAATTACGTGCTAGTTCTCATATCTTTCAAAAGGTTATATCAGATGTAGTAAGGGTATTAACAAAGGGTAAAATCTACTGGAGTAAGTCTGGTGGTATTACGGATGAAGAAAAGGTTTCCGATAAGGAAATTTTAAAAAATGGTACTCTTGTAAAAGTTAAAGGTACTAATGTTGTTGGTATCATTAAGGGTTATAAACCTGTAAAGAAAGATGAATATATCACATTAGATGTATATACTGTAAATACTGCTAAGATAGATAGGGTAGATGTAACTGACTTAGATGGTGGTGCTAAGTTAAATTCTCCTATTTATGTAGATAGTGGTAGCTTTTATGCTGATTTAGATAGAAAATATATTATCCCTATTGATGGTTCTTATGGCTCATGGGTTGAAGGTATGAACGATGAAAAGACAAGTCTTTCAGACGAGGATTTATCAGATGATTCTTCCATGTCAATGGGTTCTAATGATGATTTTGGAGATAGTGGTGGTACTCAGCCTAAGTCAGTTAAAGTTGGTGACATCGTATGGATTTCTAAGAAGAAGAGATTCGGCATTGTAACCTCTATTGTTAATGGTTCTTTCCATGTTGAAGACGTAAGGGAAGAGCCTTGTGTTGTAATCGATGATTCAGATAATCATTAAAGGTGGTGGTACATAATGGCTAAAAAACAATTAAAGAAAAGAATATTTGTACCAACTGGTAATGATTTAGGTGAATTTACTATATTTGATTTACAGCCTGTTGATATAACTTTTGTTGATAGTGATGATTCAAGTCAATCACAAGACAGTAATAAGAAGATGGGTAGTTCTCAAAGTTCTATACCTGACCCTGTTGATAACAATCCTTTAAATAAAGGTTCGCAAGATAATAGCAGTTCTTCAGATGGTGGCAATGGTCAGAAGGATGAAAATCCTTATTCTACTAATAGTGGGAATAACAATAATTCAGATGATTTCGCTAAACAAGATAGGGATATTAATAATGACCTTTATGGTGAGGATTTAGATACTGATAGTGGAGAACAGCCACCTCAAAATAATGATGGTGGTGATGGCGAAGGTTCATCTGGTGATGGTGGGTCTGGTTCTGGTAGTTCTGGTGTAGGTGGTTCAGATGATAATAGTTTTGCTCCACCTAATTATGATAGTTCTTCTAATATGGGTGATGATAGTAGTTCTGTTGGAAACACTACATCGGAGATGGAAGATGCTTTAAATAAAGAACAGGATAATATGTCTGATACTGCTAAGGAACGTATGAATGAAGTTAGTGGTCAGAATAATAATTCTTCAGATGATAAAGGCTCACAGGGTGGTAGCGATACTTCACAGGGTGATAATTCACAAGGGGAAGATGGCTCTAATAGCAGTAAATCTAATAATAGTGGAGATTCACAGGATAATAATTCACAACAGGGTAATAGTGGTTCTAACTCTGATAGCAGTAATTCTCAAAGTAATGATAGTTCTGATTCACAAAGTTCTGATT